GAATGGCTAGAAGATAATGAGCGCCATTTATCTGATAGGCTTATAGAGTTAGGATGGGAAGTTATGGACGCGCTTTTAATTAATGATGAATAACCACGAAAGGTAAATTATGACTAACTTATTAAAACAATTTATTTGGCTAGTATTAAGTTTTATAAGCTTCTATTGCTGGCTCATTCTTTTCTTAGCATTTTAGAATCATCTTTTAAAGCCTCTTTATAGGGGCTTTAAGGGGCTGATTTTGGCCTAAACCATGAAAGGTATTAATAATGACTATCAACATTTTAGAACTAGATCAAGTATGCAATATAACGCAAGAAGTTTATTTTGATATTGTAGATCATTTTGGCATTGCTAAAGAATGTATAGAGCACGATCCGGAAAATCAAGACGGCACACGCAACACTGAATACGGGGAAAACCTCTATAATTTAATAGAATATGCTGTAAAGAATGCAATAGACTACCAAGAACTTGAAGGCGCGGATGGCTTTATATCTAGCGAGCAAGACAAGTGAAATATGTTAAAGTGTATATTATTTTTTACATAGTCATGGCATGTTATTCAATTATTAGCTTGCTATATTCTTTAATTTAATTCTTGATAAAAGATATCGGGTCATGGTAATATCATGGCTCGTTATCTTTTTTTTAATCCGTGAAAGGAACATAAAAGCATGAAATTTATTGCATATTACCGAGTAAGCACCGAGAAGCAAGGCCAATCCGGCCTAGGCCTCGAAGCTCAAAAACAAATTTGCTACGCATATGCTCAGCAACAAGGCGTAGAGATTATTACAGAACTCACAGACGTAGAATCCGGCAGTTACAATGACAGGGTAAATCTTAATCTAGCATTAGATCTACTCAAGAATGATCGTGATTGTAAATTATTGGTAGCCAAACAATGCCGTCTTACAAGATCAGTTGCATTGATGTCTAAATTATTGGAAGAGCTACCAGCCAATAGTATCGTAGTAGCAGAAAGTCCACAAGCTACAATCTTTGAACTTCATATCCGTGCAGTATTGAATGAAGAAACAAGGCGACAAATCTCAATTAATACTAAGAACGCATTAAAAGCAGCTAGGGCTAGAGGCGTTAAGTTAGGTGCGCCATCACACTCTATCAAAAAAGCTCAATTAGCTGGTGGTGAAGCACTTAAAGCCAAGGCAGAACAATTTGCACTCGATATGATAGATGTGATGCAGATTATCAAGGATCGCAATCATCGTTTTGATGCAATCAAATATGCTGAGGATCTCAATCTATTAGGCATCAAGGCATTTAAAGGTGGTAAATGGAATAAAGGTAATGTTTATCGTTTAATGAATAAAATACATCAACTAAGAGAGGATATAAATCTATGGTAGGGAAACTCACACCAAATGACATTTTGTCATGCAGTAGGTTACCAGCAGTATTAGGTTTCAGTAAGTATCGAACGGCTAACGATGAACTCAAAGTTTCAATAGATGCATTACATGGTAAAGAGCCAGAGTTTAATAGCAACGAGGCTATGGATTGGGGAAACAAGTTAGAAAAAACAATTCTAGCAGAGTCAGCAACAAGGCTGGGACTTGAATCGTATGATTTAGAACACGATAAAGCATACTTTCATAAAGACATACCATTGGCTTGTTCCCTTGATGGCACAGCGAAAGGCAACGATACTGTCATATATACGGACATTGATAAGGGTATTTATGTTATGAATCAAGACTCTATCAAGTTGAGTGGCACAGGCATACTTGAAGCTAAACTTACCGGCCAAGAAGTTGAAGATACGCCAGCAGTTTATCGTGGTGTGATTCAATTACAAGGACAGATGGACATCATGGAAGCCTCATGGGGTGCGCTTTGTGTGTTATATCGTGGCACTCAATTAAGAATATTCTTGTATCAATACAATGAAGATCAAGTCAATATGGTGCGACAAGCTGCCATGGAGTTTAATGAGAAAATCGAAAAGTATAAGCGTGATTCTGAAATTGATTGGTATCCACTCGCAACAAGTGCAGAAGCAACAAGGATCTTTGACCATGCAGAAAAAGAAACCATTGAAATTCCAGAGATCGAGTTACAAGCTGAAAAGATTATTAGTTTAAGAGAGGCTATTGCAGAAGCAGAAGATGCTATTGACAGGCTTCAACGCAATATCATGGATCAGATGCGTGATGCAGAAATATGTCATGCTGGACGTTACAAGATCTCATGGCCTATGCGTCAGTATAAAGCACAACCACCTAAGATGGTGCCAGCTAAACCAGCTTATGTTATTCGTCAATCTAAATTATCTATAAGGGATCGTATATGAAAGACTTTGTTTGTGCGTTATGGGGTTTACTAACTTTTGGTGGACTCTTTGTATTAGTAGCATTGATAGCAGTGGTATGGGCAAGTAGAAACATTGATAAATTTGATTCATTTTTTGAAAAGGACAAGTAAACATGAAAGTTATAGCAGCCGCCTTTGTTAAGGCACAAAAAGAATTTGCACCAGCATTAAAGACAGCAACCAATCCACATTTTAGATCTAAGTATGTGGCTCTAGATGGCTGTATTGAGGCCGTGCTTGATGCACTCAACAACAATGGCATTGCATTGATTCAACAAACGCATGATTGTGAGAATGGTATTCGCATTGAAACAATCCTATTGCATGAATCTGGTGAGCAGTTAAGTGGTGGTATCTTACATGTGCCATCTACGAAACAAGACGCACAGGGATACGGCAGTGCCTTGACATACGCAAGGCGCTATAGCCTTATGGCAACGTGTGGTATAGCACCAGAGGACGATGATGGTAATCTAGCTACAGAAAGAGCTGGCAGTGTGGTAAAAAAGCCACAACCTAAGGAATATATGTTCTATATTCCCGGAAAAGACCCTATAAATGTAGAAGATGTCTTGACATGGCAGAAAAAATTCGATGAAATGTCTGAACAGCTAGTGAATTCTAGCTTAAAACCAGAGGATAAGATATCGAAAATTAAGGCATTAACAGACGCTAACCAGCCCACGTTAAACCGCCTACCCATAACAGTTAAGATGCAAAACATAGGCAAGCAAGCCACTCGCATCAACACAGTGAAAGGACAATCATGAAGCAATACAGAACAGACTTTAACGCATTTGAATGGCGTTTCCCACGCTCATTAAAAGAAGCTAAAGGCTACGAGTATGAAGTAACATTGGAATCACCCAAAGAAAAAAGGCAACGCTTATGGAGAGCAACAAAGATCTCCGTAGGCATTGCCCTTAGCCTTACTGCTTGGCTTACTTATTCATTACATACATTGTAACTTCGAAGCCGAAGCGCATTTCAGTAGCTGCTGGTTTTGTCCACATAGTTGTTCTCCTTTCGACTTCAATTGTAGTCTTATAGGAAACAATGTATATAAGCAAAACCATGAAAGCTGCCTAATGGAGAAGGATAAATTATGATAGAAGCAGCCGCACTTATGTGCATGAGTTTGACTATCTTTAACGAGGCCAGAGGCGAACCAATTGCTGGACAAGTTGCCGTAGGTTATGTATTGTATAGGCGTGCAGATTTTGATCCAAAAAATATTTGCCGAGAAACATACAGACCATATCAATTTGAATGGACAAGGAAGCCTAACGTGCCAAAGCATGATGAGTTAAAACCTTACATTGAATTATCAATGAAGATTATTAACCAGCACATTAAAGACTATAGTCGTGGTGCTACAAACTTTCATCATATCTCATTGCCAAATCAATGGGGCATGAAGCCAAGAGTAGTTATTAACAACCATATATTTTATTAGGAGAAAATCATGGAAGATAAAGACGATGTTAAGATACCTTTAACAAAGAAACCTAAGACGTTACAAAAGACGTATGAAGATCCATCAAATTATGATGAGGATATTGAAGAATTTAAACACGATCATGGCATCAACGATCATTATTCAGAATAAAAGGAGAAACTTATGGAATATACAGACCAAGAAGATGTATTTAATACGTGGATAGATATCGTTAAAGATAAAAATCCTAACTTAGAGATCACAAAAGAGCTAATGGATTTGTTGTTTGATACATTTACAGC